CCGACCCAGTGAAAGGACCAACCTTATAATTGGGTAGACCAGAGGAAGCAACATAAACGTGCTCATCATTAAAGAAGGAGTTTTGGATATTTGTTGTAAACTCACTAACAACGTTGTTGATGGAATCGACATTCGACTTACCTCTGTTAAGGTCCACAGAGAGAAGAATGTTACCTTCAGGAATGATCTCTGTGGGTGTATTGATCTGATATGTAAATTGGAATTCATCAATACGAGAAGTGACGGTAAAGGTGCCGTTGAATACAACAGGGTTAGCACCATAAATCGTCACCTGATCAGACACCAGAAGACCGTGAGGGTTGTCACAAACAACAGTAGCAGTCTGGTTGTTAACACCACCAGGAGTAACGCTAGTAACCTGAATTAGTTTTTTAACGTTATACAACCAAGAAGACAGTTTCTCATCTTCAGCGGAAGATCCGAGTTTAGCAACCTTAAGTTTGTCACCTTGCAGATAGTAAGATCCAGTGTCATTCAGGACGGTTGTGCCTGCTTCTGCAATACCAAGCACTCTAAGTTTACACTCAGTAGGAGTGCCTCTATTGGTATATACAAAAATATCAGAGAAGATAATCGTGCCAGGATCCCAGTCCTCTACAACACCATTCTTAGATCTGGTGCATTCGATAAACTGGTTAAGGGATTTCTCTTTATACTGTACTTGCTCTTGATCATTGATACGAATGGTGCCGTTTCTTTCTGGCCATCCAATCGTGGAGTCAACGGTAATAATTTGACCCTCTGTAGACAAAGGCTCAACTAGAGTCGTCTTATAGGGAATAATAAAACTACCACTTAGCGTCTCTTCAGAGATTGCCAATTCGTAGATAGTGTCCTTACCTTCGATGATGGTAATGACGTTTTCAATCAGAGCGTTTGCTGCCTTAACACTAAGGTCAACCTCATCAGCATATTGAATAAGTTGAGAGTCAATAAGGTTACTAGGGTCACCTGAAATTAACTCAGCACGCAGCACAGTGTCAACAACCCATGTTGCGGCAGATGGTGAGATAATCTCATCTCTAGGATAGTAGATATCCACCTGCTCACCAAACATGATCTTAAACAGATACTGTGTGGAGAGCTCAGTGCCTTTACTGATGTAGAAGTCACTGATGCTTTTAATAACTTGGACTGGATTGATTGAAGAATAATCAATCTCAATAGTGGGAAGATATTGTCTTCTAAACTTATCAAAGACCTCTCTAATAAACAGAGAGTCTAGGTTAATAACTGTAGATGCTCCAAGGTGAGTAGACTGACGCAATACTGCTTCGCCAGCATAGATTTCATTGTGGAGATTGTCGTATCCAACAGCACCAGACACACCACGACTACATTCAAGGAATGCAGAAGGAGAGTAACCAGATCCTGCTTCGATGATTTCATAACCAGTCAGCTCATTGAAACCAACAGCAACAGATGCTCTTGCTGCTTTAGGCTCAGCGATGTAAATCTTAGGAGGCTCTGTCTCAGAATATCCAGTACCGAAGTTGGTAATGTTGATATCGGTGATTTCGCCGTTAAAGATAGTAGCAGCAGCAGTTGCACCCGTGCCACCAATAGGCACACCATAGGGATCCTTTCTATCATCAACAATGTAGACAGAAGGAGCATCGGTATAACCTCTACCACCAGTCAACATCTCAATGTTGGTAACAGCGCCAGATGCAACAGTAACGTCAAGTACCTGAGCACCGATAGGTTGAATAATCCTTGCTCTAGGAGGAGTGGCATAACCCCTACCTCTATTTGTAATAACGATCTCGTAGACTTGACCGTCTTGGTTGATTCTAGAAATTGCCTGAGCGTTGATACCGCCTTCAGGTGCAGGATCCAGATAAACAATAGGGGGATTACTATAGTTGAGACCGAAATCTAAGACTTCGATACTATCGATGTTTACACGACCTTCACTATCAATCGTAGGTTGTCCAATTTTACAACCGCCAGGATTAACAAACGAAATAGCAGGGATAAAGTCATATCCACTACCAGAATTCATAATAGTCAGACTATCGACCTGACCAGATTCGTCATCTACAGTCAGAGCGACTTTTGCCAGTGTGCCACCTGTAGGAGCGCCTACAATAGCGATTGGAGGGTTATATGATGTGTAACCCTGTCCACCATCAATTAGGTTAATATCTTTGATACCACTGACCAATGTTTTGGCAGTTGCACCCTTACCTTCATTGTGTTGGATAGTAACTTTAGGCTCAAAGTCAAGTCTGTAACCACTACCACCAGTTTTAGGAATTAGGCGGTCAACTTGACCATTTGCATCAACAGAAACAACCGCAGATGCACCAGATCCAAAAGCAGGAGCAATATACTCAACAGAGCGAATATGGATGTCATCAGCGGCACCCAGTGGGAATCTGAAGACAACTTGATCTTCAAATACTGTATAATCAGTATATGCCTCAAGTTGACGATTATTCTTCTTGACAATCAGACCGATTGCTGAAGTTGGAGTATATGGGCGGGTATTTACTCTGAGAGGATATTCTTTCTTTCCTTGATATTCTTCCCAGGACACGGCATCAGTTGTGACGATCGTTTGATCGGCATACCCAACCAAATACACAATTTGAGTGAATGCAGAGTCGTCAGCACCAGATCTTTCGCGAGGAGGAACAGCAAAGCGAATTTCATCGCCTTCAAGGAAATAATCGGTGCCAGGCACCAACATTTCGTTATATACAACAACAATAAGGTGATCTGCTGAAGGGGGATTTACAGGAGTGCCTAAAAAGTTGAGAGGGAATTTATTTCTAGTCCCATCAAACAAATTGAAGGGATTTTCGAGTTGTTGTTTCTTTTTATCGAATTGATCAGGAGAAACGCCTGGAGTAATGATGGCATCAGGACCACGAGTCACAGACTCGTAGTAAATAACCTCATTATCGATCATTATCGATCCATTGGTCTCTTTGAAACCATCAATGGACTCAATTCTGATAGTTTTGTCGTACAGTCCAATATCACTCAGCAGAAGCGTATCTCTTGACAATTCGTCAGAAGTATAACTGTCAAGATCCAAATAACCTAGAAGATTATTCAGAATGTCGTAAGGACGACCTGTTTTCTCTTGAGACTTGTAGTATTGGAAGAGAAAGTCAACAAATTGTCGATCTTCCTCCCTGATAAACTCTGGGAGTTGATTTTCAACTCTATCCGAAATGGAAATATTCTTGTGTGGCATCTATCTCAGAAACAGGAGGTATCTACTGGATATACGAAGTTATCCGTGGGATAATCAATGATATTTATCCCGCTTGGGTCACCGAAGTTGTAACCGCCAAAGTTGTTGGGGTCAAACGATGGGACATCAATATCGTTGGTCTTAAAGTCGATTGGGAAGACATTAACATCAAACAATGTGGGGTCAACGCCAGGTGGAATCTTGATTGATCCGCCAAATGGCAAGACTTGAATGGGAAGGCGATTTGTATCATCGGGAGTGCCCTGGATTGCCAAAGGACCGACGCAAACTTGACCTTTTTCGTAGTCAACACTACCAACAGCATTATTTAACACAACTTCTACCTCGTCTCTTTTGGTAACGAGGATAAGATTTCCTTTTCCGTCATCTCTGATGTTTACAGGCACCAATACCTGATTTTCTCCAGTGATTGACTGACTAGAGATGACAGGACTGACTGTACTTGCGCCACCACCTGCAGCAGTGAGGTTAAGAAGGTCTTCAGAGTAACCAGTTGCATAGAATGTGCCAGATTTGACCACCGAGAAGGAAGGAGCACAAGTTCCTTTGTCTCCACCGCCAGTACCGTCGTCAACACACCTACCATCAACGCAAACTTGACCCTCTGGGCAGTCTGCATCAGTAGAGCACTCACTACCACTGCCATCTGGACTACCAGCGTAGTTACCAGGGTTATAAAGTGGGTTACCGAAGTCTAGACACTGAGTAAAGACACTACCAAACTCAAATTGGTCAAGATTTTGACCAACGGTCATCTGAGTAACGGTGCCAGAGATTGCAGGGTCGCTATTATCGACCATTGCGTTATATTTGGATGTATCGATGCGACCACCGAAACGATTGTTTTGACCATTCTTGTTAAATTGGTCAATATTGCGAAGAACGTCACTTCCGAGTTGAGCACCACTCTTATTAGTGTTATTGCCGTCGTAGTAAACGTAAGATTTGGGAATAATGTAGTAGATAGTAGGATCAATGATCACAGGATCGATAGATGCCACCGTATAACGCTTCAGATCATTCTTGATCTTTGCTTTTGTCGTCTCATTCAGTTTGTTACCCGTTTTTGGGCGGATAGCAACATAGACTTTACCGTAAATGGGTGGAGTAAGTTTCTCACCACCATATGCGGTCACAGATGCTGCCTGAGGATAGATCTCTGAGACGATATGCTCATAGTCTGCCTCGGTAACCGCTCTGTTTTGAGTAGAGAATGCTCTTGGCGCTCTAAACTTGATAGATAGCGCACTTTCACGCTGCTCACCGTCTGCAGCAGACTCTCTAGTAGTAACTGCGATGTTTGCAGGTGCGATTGCGCGTTGATCACTGTCTCTAATAGTGCCGATGAAGGCAAAATCCTTACAACCGTTTGCTTCTTCACCAAAAGTGGTCACATAGGACAGTCTGATGAATTCACCATCGATCAGTTTACGCCCAAGGACGCCATCACCGAAGACTAGACGGTATCTAAGGTCATCAGACTCCTCAAGGTAGTAAACACGAGAGGTGCTGTTAAGAGTAGTTACGTTTGCAGCGAGGTTGTAGGTGTCAATCTCTTGCGATTGTGCATTAGGAGAGATATCGACGTAAACCAAGTCTGTGTCTACGTTTTCAGCGGGGATAATATAGTCTTGTCTCTTAGTATAGTCAACTGTGTAGTTAAACTTAAGTAAGTTGCCCTGATAAACCAACACAGGGTCAAACACCGCAATACCAGTTGCGGGATCTACGACAGTTTGGAGGTCACGAGTCACACAGAAGGTGTAAGTGTCATTAAAGTTACGGGCAACAAACACATCTCCTGCAGACAGTGTGCAGAATTCGGGAAATGTTGTGCCATTCAGCGACTGTTGTGTCTGGACACGGATAGTTACACACGCTCTGGGCGCTTTAATTGACCTAGGGGTGTAATTTAACTGCTTAGCGATGCGGACAATGTTGTCTCTGACCGTAGCAGTCTCTAGAAACGACTCATTCAGCGCCATGTTAGCGTTGAATGCCGTATAATATGTGTTATAAGCGAGAATATCAATAAGATATGACGCGGCACTACCCTCAAAGTCGTAGTCAGTAAACTCTTTACGCGTTCTGAGGTAGGATTTGATAGACTCTTTAATCTCAAAGAAGTCTAGAGATGTTAGTTGTGAAGGGATAGCAGCCATTTCAGGTCTTCTCTAAGAGGAATGTTACTTCTTGGGTTATGTTTTCTCCAGTAATCTTGTATTCAAGCTCAACTTGAATTTCATTGAGGTCACTGTTGTCATCGATGCGTACATCTTCGACAGTAATTCGCGGCTCAAGGCGAGTAAGACAATCTTCTATCTCAGTCTTGATCGCATCCTTAGCAAATGGATCCCATGGCTCAAAAAGAAGACCCTTAACCCGACTTCCAATGTTGGGTTGAAAAGGTCTTTCACCTAAAATAGTCAATAACAAATTTCTTACAGATTGGTTGATCGCTCTTTCATTCTTTACAGCACCAAAATCGTCAGTAGATGGATTGGCATTGAAGGAAATTGCTAAATCCTTGAATCCTCTACTGACGTACTGATCTGATCTGAATCTGTAAGCAGGCATTTAACCCTCTTTTTTCTTTGGTCTCACAGGTGGTTGAATATTCTTCTTCACCTTATGAAGATATTTATCACTCCGTGGGTCGGTTATTAGCACCATACCAGACTTGATAAAATCATCACTTTGATCAGGCACAGGACTGTTAGCCACGATACTTCCTCCACACGGCATTTTTATTTATAGTCATTCTTGAGATTCCTCCTCAGGTGTTTTCCAATGGTAATCATCTGTATCACCTAACCTACCCCACCTGATACCATTTTCGACTTGATAGTATTTGGTTGATACTTTGAAGTCTGGTGTCTTAGGCTCGTTAGGTGTAATGGACAAGTCATAGATTCTCATCCTATTATTAGGATACAATGCAAACTGACCATTCTCCAGGAGAATGCAGTTATGCGACTTGTGCTCCTCTGGTGTCTCACTGACGTTTGTATCGATCATGTCAACGTCAGCATGGAAATTGTCTAGTGTGAAAAGATACTCACCAGCAACATTTCCATAGTTACGAGTGCGGCACTGGATATCCATAGTGCCAATAAATTGTTTTTCAATGCAACGGACGCCATAATCCATACAATTCCAAAATTGCAGATTGGGCAGATCCATGTCTGTGTCTGGAGTTTCAGGGCGACTCACAAATGCACTGATGGGCAATTTGTCAAACATTGCAGCATACTCAGGCAAGTATGTCTCAAAGTAAAAAGCACGTCCAGGGATCGACTTTGCCGATACCCAGACGCCCTCTACAAATTCGCCATGCCCATCAACATGGTCCCTAAGATACTCTTTACGGACCCACACTTTTTGTGATGGCAAGTTGACGACTAATTGACTCATTCTACTTTGTATGTTGGGGGATGGAAGTTGCAATACTCATTGAATGTAATCTTCATTTCTTTCAATGATAGACCACAATGCTTTGCTGCTTTAGGAAGATTCCACTTAGCAGACCAAAGCATTTCCATTGCTTCTCTGGTTTCTGGTCTCATCGACCCTGCCCACGGTAACGCTTACCTTTGTTGTTACGAGATGTTGCCGAATATTTAGTATTCTTGCTGGATCCCTGTCGAGTCACTTTGGCGGGAGAAGGTACCCAACCGTCTTTAACCAGTCCAGTTTTTGCTTTAGCGGGCATTTGCCTCTATCAAACTACCTTAGGATGCTAACACAGTTGGGTGTCCAAATGCAACCACTGAAGAGCATGGATATGAGAATCCTGGGAAACCAACACCCAGTGGATCTAGAATCCTTGCAATAGGTATCTTAAATGCAAACACAGTCAACGTGGTTGGGAAGAGGACTCTAGGGTGTCCGACACCACCAGCATCCTCAATAGTCAGTGTGCTGCATGGGATAGGTGTTGGGATAGGACATACACTCTTACCACATGGGCAAATGTAGATAACGATATTTGTACAGAGTGCAATGTGTGGTGTGAATGTATCGCCACCAATCATGATGGGGATAAACTGCACGAGCACAGTTGCTCTGATTGGATTGATTGCTGAAAGTGGAATTAGAGGTGTGGGTGGCCACCAGCATGTAAAATTCTTAATAACAATGCTGTAGGGCACTGGAGGGGTGCCACACGCCTGCACTGAGTGGACAGTGGATGGTAAGCAAAGACCATGACCTGAGCAAGGCAGACCATTCAAAGATGCAACTGGTTTTAGAAATCCGTATGCCATTAGAATTCTTGGTTAATTCGTTTACCTGCTTCATCAGGTCGGGCAACATCACACTCAGTGAAGTATGGGTTACCAAAGTTATTTAATGAGTTACTCAGTGCTTGGACACCACCAGTCAACCAATTCCTTACACGCATTGTGCCACTATAAGATCCCATCTTGAATACTTTGTCACCATCTGAGTTGGTATACATTCTAGATGGGTCAATAGCAATAGATGCATCATTAACCTGCTCCAGACCAGCAGCAGGAGGTCCACTAAAGACCCAACCATAGTATCCGTAACCAGATGTCGTAGAAGGTGTGCAACTTGCACAGAATGGATTGACTGGTCCTGTAGGACTATTCTGTACAGTGCCGTTAGCGGGTCCTGTGATCTCCCAGAAGCGGTTTCCAGCGATGGGGTTACCTTGGTTATCATATCCGCAGTAAACGTCCAGAGGGGCGTCTGAGGGGGCACCTGTCTTCCTTACATAGGTATCCCAACACTCATGGTTGGGCACATTGGTATTTGCGGGGTTAGGATTGCAGTCCACACTGAATGCAGTGTAGGTGCCGTTACCTGTATATGGTGTAGTTGTGCTAGTTGTGGTCTCTTCTCCAGTTTCAGGGTCTGTAGTGGTGGTAGATGTAGTCTCATCCCACCCCCAACCGACTGTTGCGCCACTTGTAAGTGCTCCACCAGTCAAATTGTCGCCCAACCAGAGCTTGAATTGCTCATACTCACTAAAACCTAGGCGGTTATAGTCAAAAGTATTCTCATCTAGACCCACTGGGACGAAAATAATGTCATTTGGGTCGTTAGGATCGCGATAACAGCGCCCATCAACGTCTCCGTTGTTGCATTTCCACGTTTTGTAACCACCAGACACCTTTCTGCGCGGTGTTACCTTGGGTTTTTGGAAGTTTTCCATGAAATCCATGAAGGCTGCGCCCTGAGATCCCGTAACTTTGCCCTCAATCATCATAGACACGTTAAATTCTGCCTCTTTAATCTTAGAAGCGCAGTATTTGTAAGGCAAATATCCAAAAGCACGCTCATCAGTGAGGTTTCTACCCTTCTCAATCATGTCAAGAGTGGCAGATCCCCTCTCAATAGTACTTACATACGCACATGGCATGTCAAACCAGCGTCTAATGTTGTAAACCTTGGGTTGTCCCATGGTCAAACAGCGGTTTTTCTGGAAAGGACCGTAAACATGCGACACTGAGTCCTGATATTCGTCCAAATCTGCCACTGTTTTGTAGACATCAGGCATAACTTGCGACTCAAAATTGCGAATGCGGTCATCGACACCACTCATTATCTGCCAAAAGTCCTTTTTAGGGATGGCATCGAGCACATTACCGCGACCATTGACCTCTAAACAGTTAGGTGGGAGGTCAAAACACAGTTTTGTCTCATTCTCTTCGTCAATCTCCGCCATTCTGATGTAAGAATCGGGTGCTGCAGAGGCAACAGGGGTATTCATAATGGTGAAACCCGTGTTTGCAACCTGATTGGGGGAGGTTGGAGACCCAATACCCGTAGTACCTAGACTCTGAAACTCAGTAGGTGACCCTCTAAAGTCATTTCCAGTGTTAGTGTTGATCCATTCGAGCGGATCTTGCTGCTCACCAACGGGTAAACTGCCTTCAAAGTTGGTAAACTGATCGGAAATACCTTGTCCGAGCGCAGCAATGTCCCCAATGTCGGGACTTTCATACTCAATATACTCAGGATCAGTAACAAATACGTCAGGTGGCTCCTCAGGGTCGTATCCTGATCCAGGTTTGATCACTCTAATTGCCTTAATGCCGCCAATTTCATCGAATGCAGCGATCTCTAACTCAGCATTTGTGAGTTTTACTGCGATATTGTCGTGATCAATGGGGAAATCAAGAGCTCCTTGAGCAGATCCAACGGCAATTTGCACCTCTGCAACAGGATCTTGCCCCGTAAACTCCGATTCTGTGAATCCGATTGCCTGATTCCAGTCAGGATCCTTCTTAATTAGGTCTTCTAGGTGCTCTGTAGTGTCCGTAGCAGAGAAATTCTTGAGGACTTTGGGTGTAATTGCCGTAATCTTTGCGTTTTTAGAGTAACCACGCCCGCTATTGATGATCTCAATTTCCTGAATACCGCCCTTATCGTTAATAATTGCCTCAAACTTCGCCTCATCGAGTGTACGATTGGGCACAAGTGCCTTCGGAGAGAGCTCAACCTTGTAGTATGACACCTTTTTAGGGAATTCATACACACCAGCAAACGCACATTTGTCTACAATGCCCTTTCCAGCAAGGATTTCGCATGTGCCACCGTCTGTAGATGTGAATTGTTGCAGATAAGAGAAGTCATTACCCTGACCTTCTAGCTCCATCAGTCCACATTTGAGCTGATCACCGTAATAAAAGACGGAAACGATATTCCAACCGTTGATTTGCTCACCTCTATTGAAGTCACCAGTCCGTGTTGTGTATCTAAACAGGATTCTAGGACTGTCTGTGTCAATAATTTCAAAGGATTCGTTGACTGCATTGGTAGATTCATCAGTCAAGACCATCCTAGTCTTAGTAGTCTCCCAAGAATCCTCACGAATCTTGTAGAAGTGTGAATAGAAATGCTCGTTAGGTAGACAGATAGGGTCGTCTTCCTCATTCACAGCATTAGGACAACATGGAATGTCATTCAATGCATACTGAATACCGAAGAGGGGACCATTCCAAGGGTATGAAGTGTCATACAAGTAGTAGTAAAACTGTGAGTCATACGAATCCTCAAACCCTAGGAAGCGAGGCACTGCACCTTTGATCGCTCCGTTGAGTCCATACAACCATTCAAAGTTTGCATTCTCACTTGTCTTCTCTACATTCTCTGGATTACCGAAACCAACAACACCAGGGGTGCCAGAGTTTCTGTAGTAACTACCACGACTGAATTCATCTTCATCATCCTCAGGGAAGTTATACCAGGATGTCTTGTCTACACACTGTCCAGTGGGTCCTAGTTTACCAATGTCTATAACCCTCTGCTGAGGACTGTTAGGAGCGTCTGCAGGATAGACATACCCAACGATACCCACATACTGGTATTCCCTATCCATGGGTTTCCTACAGGGGATAGGATTATCAACTAGGTTGACTTCTTCTGCAGGGTTAATAGTATAGAAGTCATCAATATCTTTACCCTTACTTGCACTCTGACTACCATAACGGTAATGATACAGAGGCACAGCGTCAGGTCCATATGCCTGTGCATCAGCCAAGTTAGTGCAGATATAACCTATGGTATAGCACTTGTAATACTTTCCTTTACCACAACCAGTATTAACACCAGGAGGGTTACCAGTGCCAGCAACTAACATTGTGTTGTCAGGCCAATATGAATACCACACTACGAGTGGCACACTATTCTCTCTTTGGCGATCTAGACAGAAGAAGTATGGAGTGCCTTTCCTAGGCTCATGATTGTATCCACTAGATATCTTCTTCCATGATTCATTCTCACATCCTGCGTCTGCCTCGACCATCTCAGGACTCTTTGTATACTTGTGGTCACGCTTAGCACCGCGATACCATCTGTATACAGGCGCACGGGTATATCCGCAGTATGCTACACAAGTCTCCTCTTGATCACCGATATAGTGTACAGCATCTTTACCCAGAGGATAGGATCCAGGTCCGCTACCCTCAAAGGTAATAAAGTAGTCTGTGCCCGTGCCAAGTCCATTACCAGAGGAGTGACTCTCATAGTCACCGCTGGAGGGTCTTTTCCAGGTTGTATTATACTCTTCCCCGTTGATCGGGTTAGGAAAACTCCGAGCAGTCTCTAGGAGATATGCAGGCATTACAAATCATTTCTCTTCCAAATTATTTAGACGGGTATACAGATCGTCAAACAATCCAGGTAGATTAGAGTAGTCTTCGTGACCAGGAATCTTATATTTAATCATATCCGCACCAGGAGGCGGAAACTTTTGTAGTGCTTGCTCTAGGGCAGTCACGCGATTAGTGAGTTGCACTAATGCTTGAGATAGTTGCTCAAACCCCCAGTTGGTATATTCTTCCAGGGTTTCAAACTTTGGAGTTTCATTCATAATTTCGGACGCGGTTTTTCGCGGATTTTTTACAACACTTTTTTCAAGATGATAGATCCGTCAATGTCTTCAGAATACTCTAAGACATCACCTACGTCCCACTGTGCTTCTTCAAGCAATTCGTCGGGTAGTTGCACGAAACATTCTCCATGCTCATCTACCTCGACTTCTAGGACATAACGCTTTGACATGTAGTAGTTTTATTCTACAATGCTATGTAGACTTCTTACGGATTGCACCGATACAACTCGTATTCCAAATACGATTACCTTCTTTCTCAAGGTCTACAAGCATACTTGTACTCGCATAAGGATGGTGAAGCATAAAACCATCACCTAGGTAAATCCCTCCATGATTCGGTGCTCTTCCCCGTGGTGCTGAGTATGACCCTCCTAGTGGATTGGTATACAGTCTAAAGAGAATTACATCCTCAGGAAGGAGTGTAGAGAAGTCTGTCTCTTCTCCCCATTCACTCTCCCACAGTTTCTCTGCACCACCCTCTTCGATTGCTTCGTCAGTGAAGGTGATAATTCCCCGTGCATTGAAGTCTGGGAGATCATCGTCATGGACATGCTTCCAATACTTACGAATGATCTCATAACATCCGTAGATTCGTCTTCCTGTCCAGGGGAGTCCTAGGAGATCTTTGTATTGCTCTCTGAGGGCAATCATCTTCTCCTTGCGAGTAATACTCATGTTTTGGTAGTCTTGTTTGTAAGTTTGGCGAGAAGCGCCTTCACGGCGATCCTAGCGGTCTCTGAGAGAGATTCCCAGATATAACTCACCTGCTCCCTCAAAGGGGTTTTGACGGTAAAATTATACTGGGAATTTTTTTGTGTAGGGGGGACCCGAAGTTTCATTTGAATAATATTGCGAGGTCGCTGTGATACTTTTGTAGGTTAGGGAAGTATACCTTTTTTATATACCCGCTTCGCGGTAACACAAACAACACACAAAAACACTGTCCTAAGTGTCGCCTACCTCTACATCATAGCACATACCCTCAGCAATGCAATAGTCACAGAATTGTTGATATTGTCGCAGGTCATCATCTAGATCTAAGTCTATTAACTCCTGCGCTAGTTGTACTTGCTCTGCTGGGGGTAATTGTCCCTCATCGTATAACTCTAGAAGCATTTCTAGTTTATTAGATAGGGATGTGCTGTGTGTCATAGTTGTGCTGAGAATGTGCGTGCGTCAGTGATTGCTTGCTGTTGTGATTTGAAGGGACCATTCTTCGGACAACCCTCGTAATCATACCGCCAAAAGTAACGCTTACTCTTCTCCCACAATTTTACATCAACTGGGGGATTCGTGTCAAGTGTGATGCTTTTCATGAGAATTCGGGGATGTAGGTGTCTGAGAGGGTTTCTTCAGTTAGGTCATCATACTCTGGGGAATCATCGTCTAGGATGTCATCAATCCAATCTTTGTCAATGTCATTCATGGGTTGTAATCCTCTGGGCGTTGTTGGTCAAAATCGACATTCTTTCGTTGATACTTTCCACTTGATTCATCTGTGGAAAACTCATCGGGCACTTGTCGATTTGTCTTGGAAAACTGTCGCTTTTCTCTGATGGATTTGGGGCGTCGTGAGTTGTGGAGATCGTTGCGTTTGTAGGTCCTTCCCATTAGTCAGTCAGATCAAATTGCTGTCGGTTAACTACTCAGTCAATATAGAATCAACTGGCATATCTGTCAAGTGGTCTGTGTGGGTTTGTGTAGTGGTCCTGGGAATGTTGACAAAAAAATCTCGCTGTGCTACGCTCTAAGGTAACAATAACTCCGTAGATATAATTCTCGGAGGTATATTTATTTAAGTATTTTAATTATCCACAGAATATGCGGAAACTGTGGAAAACGTGTGGAAAAGTGTTATCATACTGGGACGATGTTAGCAGTGAGGGTGATGCGTTGATCTGCTGGGTTGGAGTCATATCCGTGAGTAATGTTTGATGGATAGATGAGAATATCACCTTCTGATTGTTGAAATGTTGCTTCGGTCATATTGTAAGGGGATAACTCTTTTGTGTCTAGTTGAATGACTGGGTAAAAGTGAGAAGCAACGTTTCGTCTCCACTTCATATAAGCGTGTTGTTTGTCATCGTAGTTAACAAGATAGGTGAGAGAGTAGAGGCAATTAGAATGCTCGTGAGGAGCATAGATTGCGTCTTTGTTAGCAATTTCAAGGTAGGAATCAGAGAAGGCAAAGTTAGTATTATATTTGAAAGAGTTATCGTTATGTAGAGTGACTGCGTTAATGAGAACTTGTGCGAGATCGGGGATGTCTTGAATTAGTTGATTATTTGGTCCAACTTGTAAGACATTATGGCAAATTGCGTTTCTGTTGTGGTTTTGTTGAATCTCGTTTTTACTCATCCAGTTGAGGATTTGTTGTTTGATGTCCTCATGATTAGGGATAGAATAACGAGTAATGGGGACAGGAAATAAACCATAAGTTTCCTGCGTTACTTTATCATCAAGGGAATCAGATAGGGGCGGGGTTTGTGTCATTGTGATGGGATCAATCGGGGATATTTAGTTGATGACGAGATGGAGATCATTGATACATCAGGAATTGATCTTTGCAATGGTGTGAAGAATGTCCAAATCTTATCGACGTATTTGGTTGTTTCTCTCAGATAATTACGATCCTCAACTGACATTCTAGGACTACCAAATCGAGCAGTGCGGTAACGCTTACCATCAGCAATGAAGTGCGTTTTCATGATCAATAACGAAAATTGAATTGTGCATCAGGGCGGACAATCTCTGAAGCATTTTGTAGTTGATCAGAGATGAAAAATCGTGCATCGTTACTATTATACAGTAGGACACCAATAATAGCAACTAGGAGGATTTTCATGGTCGGTAGGTGATGATGTAGAGGAGAGAATAATAAAGAATAATCATTGTAATAGGTCGTTAAAACGTTGTTGTGCGATTGTCTCTAATTCGCTTTGAGTGATATCACCTGCGTTGAGTTGGTGATAATACTCAGAGAGCACATCTTCAAAAATGCTCTCTAGTATTGATTCATGGTGTAATGTGCTCATTATTCTGCGAAGGTGTAACCGTTAACGAAATCAACGGTTTGACCGTTATCACTCACAAACCACTGATAGTTTTTCTGAAATACTCCATCGGTTGCAGCATTGCAGAAGCGGTTGATGATAGCATTCAAACGAGATTTGGTGGTGTTAGTCTGCCAACCGCCATCAAAAATGCGAAGGAAGTCTTCACCAACCTCAGCGATCTTGTTACCGTGAAGTCTCACAACTGAAAGATTCTCTTCTTCGTTGAATGAAACAGTTGTGTTAGCAGAAGACCAATCGCGTGATTGTGCGATTGCTTGATTCATTTGAGTTTCGATCTTACGCATGATTTGAGTTGGAATTGTGGGGGCGGTGCTCTGTGCCCCTCGTTGTTTTAATTATAGAGCATGAGCGCACCCCTGTGAAGGGGTTTTGCTCATTTTGGGTACAGTTTGCGGACTGTCACACAAGTGCAGTCGCGGGCACACCTTTAACAAAAATCTCATCTACAATTCGCTGCAGTCGCTTAATAACTGCTGCGCCATAGTTACGATGCACGGGGACAGTCACAAATCCTGTGGGTTTGTTGTAGAAACCCCACTGCTGAGGTTGTAACTCACCTGACTGAAGTTTGGTTGCGTCATCCTTATCGAGTCTGATAACTCTGCCGATGGTTTGTGCCATCTCAACAACGTTGAGATTTCTCAACAAAATGCAGTGAGTAAGACCAGGAACGTTGATGCCTTCACTCAAAATAGAATAGTGAAACAATACAAACTTGCGATCCTTATCTTTGCCCCAGTCTGTCAATGTTTGGAAAAATACCTCGCGAGATACTTTCGTGCGATTGACATATGCACCAAACTTAGATGTGACGTGTAACACGTCATAACCACGCTCAGAGAGTTGATGAAGCAAATCTGTGTGTCCTAGGATATTACCAAGCACACGACTGCTGGGGACTGCTACAAGCACCTTAGCGGCAGCAGTCTCATCAAGGTTGTCAATAATGTCCTCTACAGTGTTACTATGCACGAGGTGTGGATTCTTCTTATCAACTGTGTGATCTGTCTCAAAGGGGACAATCGTAGGAGGGAGAATGTGACCGCCTTCGATCAACTCAGGTGCAGGGACATTCTCAATCACAGGACCAAAAACAGCGACATTATTCATGCCACGGTCATGACGATTAGAAACACGAGGTGTAGCAGTGAAGAAATACTTCATGTCTGCGTGTAAACTCATCGCAGCAGTTGGGATAAAAAATGATCGAGTGCAGGCATTATGTGCCTCATCAAAATAGATAGCATCTACATCAATGCCACTATCAACAACGCGGCGCAAACTGTGATAGGTAGTGAAGATAATGCAAGACTCATTTGCAGCACGCGCAGTGTTATTGAAGAGAGCAAGTTTGTCGCTCTTAGTGGTGCTGAAATGGTGTGTTTCACCGCTGTGGCAGTGTGCAACGTGTGTCCATGTTGCGCTGATGTGCTCCATGAATTCATCGCTAAGTTGATTAGCGAGAAGAATGCGCGGAGCAACAACAACAATGGTGCGGGGTCCGTGTGTCATCAAGTGCTTAACGTGCTCAATCATGATGATAGTTTTGCCGCCGCCTGTAGGCACGATCACTTGACCGTGACCAGTGGCACACATAGCATCGAGAGCGCGGGACTGGTGGGGACGGAGTGTGATCAAATTCGTTTCTTGTCGTTAAAACCATTATACACACAAAAAAGCACCCGTAAAGGGTGCTAGTGTGCCAGTTATCTAATCGGACAGGGGTGTGCGTGGCACCCTGACAATTTTCTTCTTATTAAGAACGTCCTGAAGATATGGACTCAACTTATCTGTATTTCCGACAGATTTCGTCGTATCCTGATCCTTCGGGGATGGATTGGCAGAGTCGTTGTGTTTTGGCATCTTGCATTTTTGATACAGAATTGATTGCGTTGATGCCTATATTAGCACCAATGATTAACACGATGGCAGCAAGAATAATTCTCATTTCATTGCCTCCAGTGCGTTGCGATGTTGATCATTAAATATCGCTTGAGATACTGACTCATTGACATACTCAAAGATGAATTGTTTACACTCATCAATAGTGTCAAACGTGCTGATTTGTGGGAAGATATACATTAACACGTTGTCTGCTGTATATTGCTGACGACGTGCATTCACTCGGTATTTTGCACCTTCTGCCATATTTTCAGTGATTTGAAATGCTGGCACCTTTTGACCTGCATCATTATAGATGCAATCATAGGTGACAAATACCTCTTCACAATAGAGGATAGAATCAGCGATCTTAGTGGAATCAATGTCGATGTGCTCGGTCATGATGTTGTTAGATAAGGTGATCAAACGTCGAAAGTCTCGTTGTAGACATCGTAAAAGAGGTTGAATGCTGCCTCGTCATCAGCAAACCCAAAAGACACCTGAAGGTGCTCACAAACCCAATCGTATGCCATATCGAGATCAGCATCGGTCTCAAGCAGGAAAGCAGGGAGACCAGCGAGAGCGGATTGGAAGGAAGGATCGAGAATCATGGTTTTGTTTGTCATGCATCCATTATAACCACGGATCTGAGCAGATCACAATCGACGTTGTGCCACCTTGTCAGGTGTCACTCACTAGGTCATCTGGGTGACATGTTGCCTTCGCATATTGCCGCCTTAATTCATACTTAATCTTAAATAGTGATTGTTTTAAGTATTTTGTATAATCTAGTGATTCAATGATCACTTCTAGATTATCGACGTGTTGTAACGCCATTTGAATTTCGGCAGCAGTATTACTCATTAACTAAGAGTGCAATTTGGAATGAAGATGAATTCAAATTCGCCATCCATAGGATCGCGACCATCAATAACCCACTCATTATAGATGCTAGTTGCATCACCTGCGCGGTTATCTTCGATGCATTGTTTCATTGCATCTAACAGTGAATCACCCATGTTATCTAGGGATGTTTCTTTTTCGTCGATGTCGTAATTCATTTGATGTAAGAATTGGGATGACTGTAGTACTCTACAACTTCATCGTAGAGTGTTTTTTGAGGTGTGGAATCTAGATCTCTAAGTGTTTGCTCATCATAATTCTCTACGATCTCATCTCGTAGATCATCATCACTAGAGTCAGAATATCCATCTAGCAATAAATCATATGCTAGTTGATAAATTGAATCACTGTCCATGTTATCAAGTTGATAGGTGATGTAGCGGTCTCTGAGTGACATAATCAGCAGAAGCAGGGTGTGTAAGAATCGGGGCACTTATCGGTGTTGAAGTCAGTAACCTCAGCACCGTGTGCAATACGCTCAGCAACCTCATTAGCATAGGTTGATGCAGTAACAACAGAATAAGATTTCTGATCATTACCATAATCAGAGGGGAAAGTCACACGCTTGATGAATCGCTTGACAACAACTTTCATGCCTTTGATGTCACATGACTCAGCAATGAATGCCTCAGGGAAGAAGTCAACGATGCAGACTTGATTGGTGAGTTGCATTTGCTCTCGTTTCTTTGACTCTTTAATAATACAGGAAAACGGGGCGACCACAAGCGGGTGTGTGCCACTAAGATAATTGGATCAGACCCTGCTCAGCAAGTGCCGAGAGTGTGCGTCCATAATGACCTTGCAACCATTTCCACGCTTGGGTGTCATAAATCTCTTGAAATAGTTGCAAAAACTCATCTTCTGTGATGTCATCTGATTCATACTTAAAGAGGAGATCAGTGTTAATCATTGTTAGAAAGTGACGGAAAAATTACCATTTGCTTTGGGGCAAACGTTGTAACCATTAGTGGGTAAGATGCTGTGATCATCTCTTAATTGCCACCAATCTGCTGTTTCTTTAATAACAGCGAAACCAAAAACTCCTGGGGTTGGCATCATCTCACAACCATGCTTTTCTGCATCTTTGAGAGTATTAAACCCTCTAACAGTTGTGGTCCAGTCTTGCCCGAAGTAGGCACAAATAATGTCAGTCATAATCAAAAAGGGTTGCTCCAGTTGTTGTATTGATTCATGCTAATTTCATTGCATTTGCATAGCATGTCGGTGAAATTGTTCCAGTCTTCGCGCTTAGCAACGACATCACCTTTAAGGCGAGGATTCTGCATCGTTGCAACTTTCCAGTTGTAGCGGAATTGTTGGAGCACTTGCTGTTTTGTGTAGTAACGAGTCATGTGCTGTGTTTGTTTGACTCTTTAATAATACACGATTTAAGGCGCTGTGCCGTCAATACTGACCAGTTTGCTGATTGGCACACTAGGATAGACTGCTCCCAGACTCACACGATAACCGCTCTCTGGTCCCTCTCCACGGTGCAATCTACTTGAATTGAATATAACTAAGCGACCTAATTTCCATTCTACAGTCTCATCCTCAAACACAGTATTGCCGCTGTTACCATGTCCCATGTAGATAACACTGAGATAATTATCACTATCAGCGTCAGTATGATCGCACCCTGATTGTGATGGGAGTTGAGCATTTAGGAGCACACGGTGACAATGACCGACAGTCCATTGTTTACACAAATCAAAATACATGCAGTGATTAAAATACTCAATAAACCACCATGGTCGAATGTCAACAAAATTGTCATTCTCCACTAACATTGACCCAAAGAATCGAGCATGATCAAAGTTAGCATAAGGTGAGTTATTATACCTAACAGGCATAAACTCCAGATCTCTTGAGATATGCTCCACCATCCATGATGGGAAGTAATCATCAATTACTGTTATCTTTTCCTTGGGATGCATCATATGCTGAGTCTAATAGGTCGTTTAATTCTTTACATTTATTGATTCGCTCACTGATACTAACCTCAAGTGATTCACCATTCAATGTAGTATCTCCATACTCTGCCATCATTGCACTTAATTGCTCAAGTGCCTTGGCAACTTTCTCACCCTCTGCTCTACCATCCTTCATCTTCTGCCTCCCTAGCAATAATTTCTCTCAATCCTGTGACGATCATTGTGTTGATTTCCTCCTCAGATAATCCTTTGAAGATACTATATCTAGGATCATTATCATCCCATTCCACTTGGAATGTGCCATCATCATTCTCTGTGATGGAGAGACCATCGACATCATTGAAATCCTCTGGGTTTTGATTGTTTTTTAGCATCGATTACCTCAATGTGTGAAATGAATTGTTTGTAATTCCACCATGCAGTTTGTACTTCCTCATAGGATTCTACAATCTTCACTGATTTATCAGTGCAGTGGATTTTATACCAGTTGCGATCATATAGGGCATTACTGGTCTCTGTGAAATAGCGAGGATCATTCTTCTCAATCGATTTCATGATAGTCCCAGTTATCGTCGTTAGGATAGTCTACCCAAAACCAAAAGTCAACGTTGTCGATAGCACTGAAAAACCAGCGATCAGCACGTTTGTGCTCAATGTAGACCAATGATTTAGAGTTTAGATAGTTAGCAAAGATGGTCTTTGCCTTGTCACTCTTGGGTGTGACTTTCGCCTTACCTCTTAACATAGCATTCCTGCAAGTGGACCTAAGTTGAGTTGCATAGCAGTGAAATCCCTCGTGTCAGTTATATTTACTGGGTCACCCACTGATTTAGCATTTCTTGGCGCATAATACTGGCATTTCTTGGTGTTGTAGAATCCCCAAATCGTAGAAACAGGATCACTGCTATAGTTGTAACGATCGGGATGGTGTAACCAAATAGAAAGCACATTACGCTTAAAGGGTTTGATTTCATACCAATATCCTTTGGGTGGTTTGTGTGGGAAGTTTTCAATAGTTAGATTCATGATAAACGAGTGAGAAGATTGTCTTTCCATGGTTGCACACGGTCAACACACATTTGATGATAAGTCTCATCAATTTCAAATCCAATAAAATTGCGATTCTCTTCTAGGCATACCTGAGCGGTGGTGCCTGCTCCCATAAAAGGATCAAGAATCAGGTCATTCTTATCAGACCATGTAAGTACGTGACCTCGTGCTAACTCTTCAGGCATTGTTGCAGGATGTTTGTAACTTGCTTTGGATGATTGTCCGAAACCTCCTGAGTTTTTGATCTTCCAAATGTTAGTCCTTACACCATATTCACGGATAACTTTACTCTTTTTGCCTGGGTCATGCATGGTGCCATCTTGTTTACGAGTCTTAGCATTGCCAAAACTGGTATAACCTGCCCATGCATTCTTCTTGTCTTGGATGAGGTTAATTGTCTTAGGTTTACCCTTGGACAATATAAAACAATACTCAAAGATTTGAGTATATCTCACACTCTTAGGACCAGATGCGAAGGCAGTGCCTGTCTTCTCATAAATCATGGTGTCATGCAGTCTGAGACCACATTGATCCATAAAATATAAGCATTGACGGAAACTGGATCCAGTTTCTGATCCTTTGACTGTGGCATCGTTGACATTCCACATGATAACCCCACCCGTCTTTAATACACGAGTGAGGTTATCTGCAACGCTCTTGAATACTTCATGATCCCATTTGCTGCTGTCGTTATACGTCCGCAGGTCATCATAGGGAGGAGAGGTGACAACTAGGTCCACACTCTCCTCATCCATGAGTTGCATACCGTCGATGCAATTCATGAGGTGAGTTTCATTCAGCGAGAGTTTCATAGTCAGTGTGGATAAATTTACGAGTCTTACGCACTTTACCATAGATTACAGTGATGCAGTGCAGATCATCATTGTGGACGCGAAGAGTAGAGAAACCGTTGTTATTCTTGCCAGTCTCTGTCACTTTATCATCCCAACCAGTTTCAGGATGTGTAGCAGTGGAGAGATCAACAATGCAAGCAAATACAGATGGGAAGATGTTACCCACTTGAGTTGCTTTGACACAAAAGATCTTATCAACCTTAGTCTTGCTGTGGTTGTTACCAGTAGCGAAGGATGATGTTGACTGAGTAAGTGTCAACTTATTCTCTAGTTTCTCCTCACATAGGATAGCATCGTAACCAGTAGTTTCCTCTGTGATGTAGTCAACATTAAACTGATCTGCTGCATCCTGCAGAGCAGGGTTGAAGACGTTAGCAAGGAGTTTAGTCTTGTCTACAGTAGTCTCACCGAAATACTCATCAAGGTCATTGAAACGACCGCCTGAGAGGACGCTGAGACCCTTCTGAAGACGTTGTGTGCTGAGTGACACTGCCTTAGGGATGATGCGGAAGAGTTGCTCAGCGAGTTGTGCGTTAGTAGTCATGTCGTCGTGTTTCTTTGGTATGCATATAATATACATCAGCGAAACACGGTGCGCCATTTCAAGTGGACAGTTTAATCAACTGGCACATACCTAGGTTTTGTAATGATTTGATACTTACGCTCTGTTTCATTACATCTCCACGCATGAGTTGTTGAGTATCAGCGATGATAAATTCATTGCTCTCAGTGTCATGAATAGCAATGTAATCAAACTCTTTTCCTGTATAGTTACCAGTGCCTTTGTTACGCTTACGACGCAAATCTAAGTTGTAAGGGTTATACTTCTTAGATTTTGTGTGTCGCTTCACTTGTATCCTAGCACCAGTAGATGCGATCATAAAATCCCATCCAGTGTCAAGAGTTGGAGAGATAAGTGACAATGACTCATCCTCCACTAATTCATACCAACGCGCAGCGAATAGCATTTCACTGGCAATACCTTTGAGACGATGATTCTTCATACGACAGGCACCAGAAAACGAGAGTTGATCGCTGCCATATTTTGACGTGACTTAATGCCAATAGCATAGTTATCACTACCTTTCCAGTCATTGTAACCATTGATAAGATCATCAAGGATAAACTGTGGTGACTGTGATGTAGCACGACCTCTCACAATACCTGCGATTGATTTATGTGACCACACATTACGCAGATATGAATCAAATCGACTCAAACGACCATTTGATAGGTGATGAGTGAATTCTTCAATCAAACAACATGCTCTAAG